GGCCCCCTCACCCGGCGCCTTCGGCGCCGACCTCTCCCCGCAAGCGGGGAGAGGCGAGCCCTGCCCTACTCGTCGTGCACGTAGGTGTCGAACGCGGCGCCGCGGTAGAGGAGGTCGCCCTCGGCGTTGGTCTGTTCGACCAGCGCGGTGAGCGCGGCCACGTCCTTCTGATACTCGGCGTCGTTGCGCATGAAGTCCCAGGCCTGCGCGGTCGCCGCCTTGCGCAACAGGTGCGGGTAGCGGTTGGTGAGGAAGTTCGTCGTGTTGCTCGCCGAGAGGATCGGCAGCGCCTTGAAGTATTGCAGATTGCAGTTGGCGCTCTGCGCGAACGCCACGTCGAAGAAGATCGTCTCGTCCCACACGCCCCAATAGATCGGCGTGCCCTGGACCAGGTTGTCGGCGACATAGCTGACCGCGGCGCCGCCCCCGGCCCCACTCGCCGATGGCACCGAGCCCAGCGGCGCGATGTCGATCGAAAAATTGTTCGCGTCGCCGATCGCCACCACATCGTAGGCGCCGGCGATGGTCACGCCGTTGAAGGCCGCGGCGCCGGCGACATAGAAGGTCGAGCCTTGCGATAGGCCGTGGCTCGCGAGATTCACCGCGACGAGGGTCGAACCCGACACGGTGGTGAACGGGTTCGTTCCCAGGCTGCCGGTCGACTCGGTATAGACCCGCCGGCGCTGGATGAAGTTCGGGTAACGCTGCTCGGCCTTGGCGCCGGTGCCGAGCATCGAGATTCTTCCGATCGGATCGAGGAAGCCGGACGGCAGCGCGATCCGGTCGCCGCCTTGCGCGATGTTGAAATTGAAATGCGCGCGCATCTCGCGCACGCGCAACATGGAATAGAGCAGCGACTGCGCTTCCTGCAGGATCTGGTCGGCGTCGAGCTTGGAATAATTGACCCAGCGCGCGATCGAGCCGGCGGTGTTCTTGTCGCCGATGAGCGACGTGTAGGTCATGGCGTAGGCCATCGCCTACGCCTCCTCTTTCACCCGCGCGACGCCGCCCATGGCGAGCATCTTGGTCGAGGCCTGCTCGCGCGGGATGAGCTTCACGTCGTTGACCAGGAACTCGATCGCGTCGGCGAAGGTAGTGACCGACTTGTTGTAGCGCTCGCGGATGGCGGCGAAGACCTTGCCGGGCAGGTAGCGCGCCTCGCCCTTGGCCCACAGCTCGAGGTTCACCTCGCCGTCGGCGAAGTCGGATGTCAGAGGTCGGATGTCAGAGGTCGGATCGCTTCCTTCTGACATCCGACATCTGACATCTGACATCTGGACCCGCGGCGCCTTATTGTCGGCGAGTGCGAGTTGCTCGGGCGAGCACTCGTCCGTGACGAGATGGCCGAGCGCATCGAACGGCAAGCCGTCCTGCCAATAATGCGTCGTGCTCTGGAACTCGCCGTGCACGCTCGAGTGATAGCGCGAGCGGTCGAGGCGCAGCGGATGCGGGTCGGGCATGGAAACTCCAGATGTCGGATGTCAGATGTCAGAGATCAGAAGGCCGTTTTTGCGACCTCTGTCATCTGACATCTGTCATCTAGCGGGCGAAGCCCGCTCAGTGGTTCGGGACGTACGGGCTGTCGTTGCCGTCGCCGCCGCCGTCGCCGCGGTTGTCCTGAACCGCGGACGGGCCGGTGAGCGAGTGCTTGAGGTTCGTCTCCGAGCCGCCGAACCCCGCCATGCCGGTCTCGTTCGGCAGCTCCATGTCGGAGGTGTCGAGCGGATAGGCCCGCTTGATGCTCTGGGTGCGGAAGCCGGGCAGATCGACGATGCCCGAACTCTCGTGCAGCTTGGAATTGCCGCGGCCGGTGCCGGCATCGGTGCCGGCCGTGACCTCGGCCTCGGTGAACTTGCCGAAACGGCCAGGTTTGTTGGCCATGGTGATGATCTCCTGATGGTTTGCTTTGGTTACGGCGCGTAGTCCTCGCCGTCGGATTTCGGCTGCCAGTCGACGCGCGTGCCGCCGCCCGCAGGCGGACGCACGCCATCTTCTCGATTGGCCCGTGACAGGCAGCTGTAGCCGTCGCGGCCGGCGTCGCCGGTCGCCGAGACTTTGCGGTTCTCCGGAAGCGGATTGGCCTGCTTGAGCTTCTCGGGAACGTTGCGCAGGTTTCCAAACATTGCGCGGTCCTCTCAACGTTCCCCGTGCGCACCGCGGCGCCATAGCGCGTCGAAGACGCGCGTAACCGCGCTTTTGGTGCCGCGGTGCAGACACGGGGTCCACGTTTTTGCTTGTGGCTCCTGGACCCCGGGTCGGCAGCGCACGCCGCTGACGCGACGCAGCGCTGCGCCCGGGGAAAGCATCGCTAGAACCATTTGATCACGACGTAGACGCTCGCGGTGCCGGCGGGGGCGCCGCCGGTGCCGGCCTTGAGCGTGATCACGAAGGCGGTGTCCTTCGGGATGCGCGCGGTGTTGAGCGCGACGTGCCCGGCGAAGTCGGAGAGCGCGATCGGCGGGTTGCCGGTCCACGCTTCCTGCTGGGCGCGCTTGGGCGTCGAGGCCGCGGTGTAGCCGGTCCCGGCCGCGGTGCCGAGGCGGTAGCGCGCGTAGGTGGTATCGCCCGAGGCGGTGCCGACGTCGATCTCCGGCACCGTGGTGGTGCCCACCATGTTGGCGGTGATGTCGACCACGATATCCTCGACGTGGCCCTCGCGGCCCTTGGGGCCGATGTAGTTGAAGGTCGCGGTCGAGTTGCCGAAGGCGTTCGAGGGGATGGTGATCACCTCGACCAGCGGGTTGGCGTAATGAGCCGGAATGGTCATGGTTTTGTCCTCCTGCTCACGCTGCCGAGTCCCACTTCACGATGCGCCCGTTGGTGGCGTCATCGTGAACGATCCCGAAGCCGCCGAGCCAGTACCAGGCGATGCCCTTGGAGCGGCCGAAGTCGCCCGGGATTTTCGCGCGGATTTCCTCCGGGATGCACAGCGCCTCGGTGACCGTGTCGCCGCCCATGAAGAAGGCCCATGAGCTCTGCGCGTTGGTCCACGCCTGCGCGGTCCCCGCATACGGGTCCCACGTGGTGGCGTTCGCCGCCCCGCCCTTCGGGATGAAGGTCTGCTCGATGAAGCGGCAGCTTTCGTAGCGCCCGACCTCGCCGTTGAAGATGAAGACGATGCCGGTCTCGGTGTACTGGTGGATCGTCTCCAGCTGGTTCTTGAAGTTGCGGTAGGTGGTCGGATGCGAGATCACCACGTAGTCGTCCGCAATATACGGAGGCACGTTCCTTTCTTTCATCGTGTCGACGATCGCCTTCACGTGCCCGGTGCCGAGCGCGACGTTGTTGGTCTGGCTCGCCGTGCCGTTGGTGTCGAGCGTGATCGAGGTGGTGGAGGTCGCGGTCGAGGCGCGCAGCTGGCAGGCGTTGAACTGCGCCTGCGCCGCGATGTCGAAATACTTGCGCGCGTCGTCTTTCAGCGTCTTGTCGAGGATCGACACGACGTCGTGCTTGGCGAGATCCGAGAGCTTGCCTGTGTAGGGGATCGAGTTGCCGGCCTCGGTCACGGTCAGCGTTTTCTGCGAGACCGTGAAATTGCTCTCCGGGATCGGGTCGGTTTCGAGCAGCTGCCGCCCTTGGGTGGCAACGGTCGAATAGACGTTCCAGTGATACTTGTCGCCGCGGTTGAGGCCCTTCTCGCTGCCGTCCTTCGCGTCGCACAGCTGACGGAATTTGGTGAGCGGCTGGACCTGCTGACGGAGCACGTCGGACAGTTCGTCCGAATACATGAATCCGCCTTCCGCGGAGACGGACCAAAGTTGGCCCGCCATGGCGGTGTCCTTTCTGTAGCGCCGCCTTGTTCAGGCGACGATCTGACCTCGAGCCCGCCTCATCGCCATGATCGCGGCGCTGCGTCGCCCGGCCGTGGTTTGCTCGGGCGGTGGCGCGGGCCTTGGCGGCACGGTCCCGCTGGTCGGTTGGGTGGGGATTTGCGCGCGGCGCTCCTGGCGAGCCGTGGTGAGCTCGACGCGGGGCGCGGCCGGCGCCGTCGGTTGAGGGGTCTGCGGCTGGGGAGCGAGCGCGGGTCGGGGCGCTGGTGTGCCGCCCCGCCACGTCGCGTATTTCGTCCCGGCCGCATCGAAAATGTCGCCGATCGAGCGCACCGGCGCCCCGAAGGCGCGCAGCTGCGTGTGCAGCCCGTTACGCTCGTCCTGGCTCTTCGGCAGTTCCTTCAGGATACCCTGCGAAACGGCCGCCTGCAGGTCGGCGTTGATCTCGCGCTGCACCTGGGTGGTGATCGAATCGCGCGCGAACTCGTCGGCGGCCAGCTCCGGATGCGCCTTTTCGAACCCCTGGAGCGCGCGCTGGCTTGCGGCAAGCTCGTTCTCCAGGCGGACCTGGCGCCCGGCCTCGCGCGCGGCCTCTTGGCGCGCCTTCGAGGTCTCGCTCTCGATCGTCTGTTTGAGCTTCGTGCCGGCGGCGTCGGCGCTCTCCAGTTGAAGCGTCTGTGCCAGTGCGACGTAGGGGTCGGATGTCGGATGTCGGATGTCGGACGGCAGAGGTCAGAGGTCGGAGGTCGGATGACGGATCGTGGACGTCCGACATCTGACCTCCGACATCTGACATCCGACCTCTGGCTCCCGCGAGCACCTCCTTGGCGCTTTCCAGCAGGTTGCCCGCGGCCAGCGACTTTTGCGCCTCGGCGATCACCTCATTCTCGGGCAGCCACGCCTCGCGGCCGTGCACCTTGACCTTGACGAGCTTCGGCTGCGCCTCGGAGGTCGGAGGTCGGAGGTCGGAGGTCGGAGAAGCAGGTTCCGCTGGAGGCGCCTCGGTCGTTGCTTGCTGT